GACGGAACATCTGTGACAGCCGTCACAATTTGCGTGATGCCCAGCCATGCGCGGATTCGGTCACGAAAGGTCATTGCGTCAATCTTTGCGCGTTGCGCGCGGTTCGTCAAGCGGAAACGATAAATCAGGTCTTCGCGCCATTACAAATCGCGCATAATCTCGGCGGCTTATGGGGACAGCTCCAAACTCAATAACGCGGGCGCGTTTTGAAAGACAGATGTCGAAGTGTTCTTTCCATGTTCCTTGATGTTGAATCCAACGTGGACTTACACCAACTTTTTGAGCCATCTCTTTCAATTCTTTGGTTGTGTCAGCGCACATATGGCACATAATCATCCGGCCATATTGCGCGCGCATATCATCGACATAAACACCCATGTCTCACTCCCAGTAATTCATCGGTTTCTTGGCTTTCTCGCGCCGATCCGTCTCGCGCAGCATCTTGAAATGCCACTCCATCGGGTCCGGAGTGTTGGCCAAATCTTCGACCAGCGCTTCGTCGCGCGTCTTGTTCATCGGCGTCACGCCGAACGTCATTGCAAGCATATCCCCTGTGTCGGGCGATGACAAGCTCCGTTTTTTCATGTCCTCTTTGCGCTCAAGCTGAATCTGGTTCTTGTTTGAGTGGTAGTATTCCGGCCCCGTCAAGTCCGCCTCAAGCTCTGGATCGTCGGGAATCTGCGCAGTGACCAGCCAGTCGCGCAGTTTGCCCCAGACCTCGGCGCGCTTGTTGAAGTACATGAACTGGTCGCCAGGGGTGGCGCCGCCATGAAACTCCTCGATGCGGAACCACTCGGGCAGGATGATCTCTGGCGTTCCGCCCGTCTTGCGAAGCGTATGGGGGAGACCAGCCGCCTTCCACGCCTCAGGAAGGTAGGTGCGCACATAGTCCACCACGCCTCCGCCGATGCCGTCACCGTCCACCACAACCGAGCGTGGCCGCTCTTGAAGAATGCGCATGATGACCTGTCGGCCAACCTGGATCGTGTCCATGCCACGAATCTTGTCAGTCGTGACAGCGCGCAGGCCCTGCCGGTAGCCAATCACCGTCTGGTCATCGCCGAACCGCGCTACGTCCACGCTGAGGATCTTGTATGCCCTGCTCTGGTCGCCCACGTTGCGCTTGCGGGCATCTGCCACCACGTCGCCAGCGATGAACTGAGAGCTTCCCGCCCTGGGGAACTCTCCGCGGACGCGCACTCTTACGAAGTCGGAGTCCTCGCCGTAATCATCAACCCATTCGCTTAATAGCTTCTTGTTTGTGCCTTCGACCTGCCTGCTATCGATCTGCTTGCGCACCCATCTGTGCTTATTCTTTCCAAAGCATTCACGAAATGCTCCGGTATTCTGCGTTGGGTTGCCGAACGCCAAGAAGATCAGGACGGTGTCTTCGTCGGTAAGCGCACCTTCGCTGGTTTCCCAGACGATGTAGGGAATTTCGGACGCCTCATCCATTACCAGAATCACAATTTTGCGCTTGTTGTGCAGTCCGGCGAAGGCGGCCGGGTTGTTCTCGGACCATGGCACCGCATCAATGCGCCAAGTCTCTTCGTGCCCTTTATCTTTGACCCCTACGCTTTCACCTTTGACCTTGAACCAGTCGGCGTTTATGAGCCTGCGGAACCATATCGCCAGCTCTGGCCAGGTCTTAGTATCGAGCTGCTTGCCAGTGTTGGCCGTGACGTTGATGCGCGCATCGACATAACAGCTCATTCCCCAACCGCAAACCATTGATATTAGAGCGCTTTTACCGACACCATGGCCGCTGGATACCGAGATGCGCAGGGGGTCGAATCTGTTTTCGGATCGTAGATGCCGACCGATCGTGTCTAAAATATCAGCTTGCCACACGCGCGGTCCGGATACGTCTTCCAGCTCGCCCGGCTCTCCCCAGGGAAACGCGTAAAGCGCAAAGCCGAGTGGATCATCCGCATATTGCGCAATGTCTTCGACTACTTGTTCCGCTTCTGTCATTTGGATTTAGCGCGGTCGCGTGCCTTTTGGAGGCGATCAGCGAGGCTTAGATTCAGCTCTCCGCTGATCTCGGTCTGGATCTTGTCGCTATAGTCCAGCGGCGCGCTAGGCTTGAGTCCACCGCGCAGCAGGTGCGAGGCTTCCCACTTGGCCTGGTCACAGCGTAGACGATTGCGCTGGACGCCAGCCGCATCTATGCACGTCTTTATGCTGCCGTCTGGAAGCGTAATAGTAATCAGCGGCGTTTCCGCGGCGATCTCATTTGCGTCTTCGATCCTAGATTCGACCCCGGCCCGGCGCGCCGCGGCATACCGATCAGCAAATCCCTCGGTATCGCGCACGGCCCAGCGGGTCACTGTCCTGCGGCATGGATACCCATCGTCGGCGCAGATCGTGCGCAGACTCTCGCCGCCACTCATGCGCACCAAGATTTCTTCGGCGATTTCGGGATTGTAGACTTCGGCTGCCATTACTTTGACCTCGCAAGGGTGCCGACGATAAAACCAACTGCGCCGCCGATCATTGTAAACGCTGCGGCAATTCCGCCGATGAATGCCTTCCACGATTCGAGCCGCGTAACTCGTTTGGATATATCCGGCAGATCTTTTGTGCGCTCCACTAAAAGGTCCAGCGTGGTTTTCATCTCGGCGAGTGCTACCCCATGCTCTTCGAGCAAGCGAGTTTGCGAGTTCTCACGCTCTTTGGCGAGTGCATCTCGCTCTTTGGTTAGGCGCTCAATGTCCTTTTGGAGGGCATTTACCCCGGCGAACTGGCTTACATTCGTCCTGCGCTCAACCATTCGTACCCTCTGAAAAATGGGCCGCCCGTTGTCAAATCGAGCGGTCCCCAAGAGTGATGCAGTGAATCGCGCGGGCCACTTGCGCCTTAGGAGCGTAGCAGCTACCCGCGCAAACTCGTTAGAGCTTGTCCTTCGCGGCCTGCTCGGCTGCCTTGAGCTTGCGCTCGACGAAGGCCTTGAACTCGCCATAGTCACCGCGCACGACAGGCGCCAGCCAGACGCCCAGGAAGAATGCCACGAAAATCGCGATTGAAATCACCAGGAAATGCACCATCTCGAAACCTCACAATCTGCGTTAGAGTTTACCATCTGCGCCCACTGAGGGCGGCTGAACCTGGTCCTGTGCGTTCGGCGCGCGGTTGTTTGCCACGTCTGTTCCGCCTTTGATGAGCCCGAGCGTGCCAATCAGCATGGTCGCGAACGTGCCCAGTGAGCCAATGAACGTCACCATGTCGGTCATGCTGATGACGCCGTGCGTCTTGTAGGTAATCAGGCAGTAGCAGAACAGGAGCGCGCTGATCCATCCCAACACGTGGCAGATGATCAGGCATTGCATCACGCGCGTGTTGCTCACGCTGCCGTCTTTGTCGCTCAGTTGTGACCGGAGGAATCCTGCTGCCCAGTTGCCGCTCATTTGCTCAGTCTCCCTGCGGCGTAGGCCACTCCGGCCGTTACGCCGATCTGGATTGCGTCATGCCTGAATCGCTGCCAGAACGTGCCGCCCTTGGCTGTGGCCTCCCAGGTGTCGCGCTCTTTGGTCACCGCGGCGAGCTGGTTGGTTGTACCCTGCTGAATCACTGCCGCGCTGGCCGCGTTGAGTGAGCAGGCCGTGAGCTTGGCGCTGGACTCGTCGCAATCGAGCTTGTAGGCCTGGAATGCGGGAATGTCCGCCTGCGGAATCACGATCTGCTGCGAGGCCGGCGCGGTAGGCGTGGCCGGAATTTGCTGGACCTGGACATGCGCGGGTAGATTGGGCAGTGTGTTGGCGACTGCGGCGGCCTGCTGGGGGGTGACCACGATGGTGCGCTGGCTGGCAATCGCGGCAAGTTGCGTCTTGAGATCGCTGGCAGTCTGCGCCTGGTCGGCCTTAGCCTGGTCGATGCTCTTTTGCGCGGTGGCGATCACCTGCTGCTGAGCAACCTGCGTTGACTCAGCCTTGAGCCGCGCATCATGCTCTTGCAGCCACTCGTACCCGCCCAGCACGATTGCCAGACCCAGCACCACGCCGATACCGATTGCCCATGCGCGCGAAATTGTCACTACACCACCTCCAGAACACTGCACACGCTAAGACCAGCGGCGATCTGGTCGCGGATGAATCGCGGGGCGACAATGCAGCCCTCGCTTGCCGAGTGGTTCAGCGCCTGGTTGTCGCCGTGGACCATGAAGCCGGCGCGGCCGAATGTCTCGGTGATCGCAATCGGCATGAGATGCGCCACGACTGGACCTTTGCCGCCGGGATCGTCATGGAACGGTCCAATCGTCCATGCACCGCGGGGAATCGGGCCGTGGTTGTGAACGCTCTCCATCGCGGGATTGTTAAGCCCCGCGCCGTTGCCCGAGTATCCCTCGCCCAGCGCAAAGCCGATGGGGCTCTCGATCAGGCCGGTATCCGAGTGGTATTTCCAGGCGCTGCTTTCCATGGCCGAATTATAGCGCGAACCTTTTGCGTCGGCGCAGCTTTTTGCGCCGACAATGCTTTTGTACTTTATATCTGCCTCTGCCTCTGCCTAGGTGACATTTGAGGACATTCTTTGACTGTCTTTGACTGTCCAAGACAATATCAACTGTCAAGGGTTGCTTGACGGTTCGCTGCGCCTGGCGTGATATGCTGCTTTCGTTGCGCGAATTGGTTGTCGCGGCTTAATCCAGCCCGGCCCGGTGCTAAATGTACCGCCTGCGAAAACGCAGCTCAGGCCCAGGGAGCACGGCGAGGGGACTCGCACGCATAGCGCAACACTCTGCGGGAGCCAAAAGCCGCTCTATGCTTTATTTTCTCGCGCGCGTGTTGTGGCGACATAATTGAGAGATGAGAGCAATCCGCACCCCCGCACCCCATATGCGCACCACGATATAACTACAGCAATTACAGCACCTTGCAGATAAACTGTGACGGCGCGCACAAGAGTGCAAATAATCACAAAATAAGTGTTGACACGCACCGGCAAGTGGCGCATACTCAATACAGATCAAACAAGGGGGCCGCAAATGACCGACAGACACGTAATCGCCACACTGGAGCGCAAAGGCAAGGTAATCCACGTCAGCATCCGCCAGATGTCCCACGATGAGCCGCTGGTGATCGGCAAGAAATACCGCTACGCTTCCGGCCCGATGTGGACGGTTTTAGATATCCGCGAATCGCTTTAGTAGCAACCGCCGGCCGGGGCGCATCCGGCACATCGGCAATCAACCGCACAAGGAGAAGAAAAAATGACGATCCGCGAACAGATTTACGACCTCGTTTCCGATCAATCCGCACAGGCTTGCATCAACCAGCACACCCGCAACATCCATACCCTTTACGCAATGCCTGATGGTCGCGTGTACTGGGGCGAAGAAGTCTCTACAAACTCTTGGGATGTGCTGGTCGGTACTGTTGACCCGGTTGCTGTTATCTACCAGACCGGAACCGGCTCCTGTGGCTGCAACTGCAATGCTTGCACGGCTGGCGACGATCCTGCGGAGTGGGCGGGAGATGACGCCAACGAGTTGCTGGACGAGTTGATCGCCAAGGTGGATGCCATCGAAGTTGGCTATTTTGACGATGAGCAAGAGGCGTAATCTCCGCCGCGCGGTCCTTGCCGTAAGCGGTAACAGCAGGCCAGGCGCGCAGACCCGGCAGAATCGAGCAAGCAAATGCAGATTACCAGCGCAGACATGCAGAAGTTCGGGCACAAAGACGAATGGGGCGTTGATTGCCTCTATCTGGTCGATGCGCAGAAGCTATTTGCCAGCAAGTTACGCGAGGCTGCAAAGCCTTTGCTGGACGAAGTTAAGTCTTTCAAAGCTCGCGCTTTGAGGCACAAATGAACCCCACGCAGCTAATCCTGATCCTCGACGCAGCAGCCCTCATCACCTGCATCCGGTGCTTTGGCGCCATGGCGCAGGGCCGCAAACTTCTCAGCGCTGATTATCAGCCTGGACCAACGCCCTCGGAGTTATACGCAGCGCAAAGCGATTGGAGACGATGATGATGCGCGACGAGATCTGGACCACGGCAGTGGCTTTTGCCGACGCACACATGCGC